AGCCTATTTGTAAAATGTCATAATTGTGGTTATGGTGCATCTTTTGGAAACTTCATAAAACAAATTGATCCTCACTTACATGGGCAATATGTAATGGAGAGATATGGTCACGGACACGGCGAATCTGTAGGTCGTGGTAAAACTAAAGATCCCGAATTTCATTTCAAGAAACCTGAATTTAAACCTAAACCTCAAAAGATTGAGTTACCTACTATTGGTGAACTTGATGAAGATCATTTTGCTCGTAAGTATTTTGAGAGTAGAAATTTACCCGAAACTTTCAAAACGACAGTTTATTTTGCTGAAGATTTTAAGAAGTGGGCAGAGAATATATCCAAAATAGATTATTCTAATTTGGGTAAAGAAGAGCCCAGAATGGTTATTCCTTTTTTCGATATGGAAGGAAAATTAATTGCTGCTCAGGGTAGAGCATTAGGTAAAAATGAATTACGTTATATTACAGTAAAAGTTGAAGAAAAGTTTCCTAAGATTTTCGGTTTAGATAGATGGGATCCTGAAGAACATACATATATTGTAGAGGGACCAATAGATTCTATGTTTCTTCCAAATTGTCTTGCAGTGGCCGGTGGTGATTTGGAAACATTACCAATAAATGTTGATAAAAAACAATGTACTCTAATTTTTGATAATGAATCTAGAAATATACATACTGTAAAAAAGATGATGAAATCCATTGAAAAGGGTTGGAATGTTGTGGTTTGGCCAGAATTAAAAAAGTTCAAAGATATTAATGATTTAATTAATAATGGACTGTCTACTGATGAAATCCTAAATATTATAAATAAAAATACAGTCAATGGATTAAAAGCAGATTGGACAGCTAGAAAGTGGAGAGATGTCCGATAATGTGATAAAAGTCCATGAACACGGGTTTGTAAAATTACTTGATGTCATGGGTAATGATGAAGAAGTAGAGAATGCAGCAAGAATTAGTTATGGAGAAGGAACAAGAAAGGTAAGTCAGACGCGTAATCTTATACGCTACCTAATGAGACATAAGCACACCTCACCCTTTGAGATGTGTGAGGTCAAGTTCCATATTAAACTCCCGATTTTTGTTATGCGCCAGTTAGTCCGCCATAGGACAGCAAACCTGAACGAGTATTCTGGACGGTACTCAGTCATGTCAGATGACTTTTATTTTCCAAAGGGGAAAAATCTTAAACCCCAATCATCGACAAATAAACAGGGTAGAGAAGACAGGGCGTTACAAAACCCAGGTGAAATTGAATTTGAAATGTATCGTGTTTTCGATGGAGCTACAACCGCTTATAAAAATTTGATAGGCTGGGATTTATCAAGAGAATTATCAAGAATAGTTCTTCCTGTGTCGAACTATACTGAAGTTATATGGAAAATAGATTTGCGTAATTTTTTCCATTTTTATCATTTAAGAAGTGACAGTCATGCTCAAGATGAAATACAACATTTTGCTAATGCTATGTGGTGTTTAGTTGAACCACATTTTCCAATATGTTGTGAAGCATTTATGGATTACGTAGTAGAAGCAAAAACATTTACAAAAAAGGAAATGGCAATTATAAAAGATAATTTACAAGGAAGTTGGGTTATGTCTAAATACGGATTGTCGGATAGAGAAGCAACAGAATTTTTAGAAAAATTAAAATAGGATAAAAATGAACGAAGATAGAAATGGTGTATTTGAAAATGATTTAGCAGAATTTGTATATATGAGGACTTATTCTCGTTGGGTCGATGAAAAGAAAAGAAGAGAAACTTGGAAAGAAACAGTTGAAAGAGCAACATCATTCCTTAAAAAGATAAGTAAGAAAAAATTAAAACAATCAGACTATGAGTTAATAACAGATTTTGTATATCGTATGAAGGTGATGCCTTCTATGAGATTAATGTGGACAGCTGGCAAACCCGCTGAAGTAAATAATGTTGCAATTTATAATTGTTCAACAGTTCCTATAGATTCATTAAATTCCTTCGCTGAAGTTTATTTTTTGTTGATGAGTGGAGCAGGAGTGGGTATTGATGTATCTAGAAAATATATCGAAAAACTTCCTAAAGTACGAAGATCAAGTGGTAAACGACAAAAGGTTGTTTTTAAAGATTCTAAAGAAGGATGGGCAGAAGGAACATTAAAATGTTGCCAGTTAATGTGGGATGGATATGAAGTAACATGGGATTTATCAAAATTAAGACCACAGGGAGCGAGGCTTAAAACTTTTGGTGGGCGATCATCTGGACCCGGGCCATTAGATGAAACCTTACATTTTATTAAACATATGGTTGAAGCACATCGTGATCGGAAGCTGAGTTCTCTTAATGCATTTGATATTGTAACTAAAATTGCCAATTCAGTAGTTGTGGGAGGTGTTAGACGATCATCAATTATTACACTTTCTGATCTTTATGATAGCGGAATGAGAAATGCTAAACAAGGACAGTTTTGGATTACTAATGCTCATCGAGCTATGAGTAATAATAGTGCCATTTATGATATAAAACCCAACTCTGTTGATTTTATGAAAGAATGGTTAGCACTTGCCGAAAGTGGTACAGGAGAACGAGGGATATTTAATCGTTATTCTATTAATAGTTTAATACCCAAAAGACGGCGTAAGAGACATGATTGGACTACTAACCCATGTGGTGAAATAATATTACGACCAAGAGGTTTCTGTAATCTTTCTGAAGTGGTTATCCGAGCAAATGATACACTTCCTGATCTGATGGAAAAAGTTAAAGTTGCTACTATAATAGGAACTATACAATCAACATTAACTAATTTTTCATTACTAGATGAAATGAATGAAGATTGGAAGAAGAATGCTGAAGAAGAACGTCTCTTAGGTGTATCTCTCACAGGCCAAATGGATAATCCCGATATATTGACACCAGAAAATTTACAAGCATTGAGAGATTATGCGGTAGGTGTTAATGTAGAGTATGCCGAACGATTGGGAATTAATAGGTCTGCAGCAATTACAACCACTAAACCTTCTGGTACTGCTTCTATTTTAGTAAATTCTTCTTCAGGTTTTCATCCACGATTTTCAGATTATTATATAAGGAGAGTAAGAATTTCTGCTACTGATCCTTTGTATAGTATGATGAAAGATCAGGGAGTGAAATTTTTACCAGAAATTGGACAACCAGTAGAAACTGCTCAGACATGGATTGTTGACTTTCCTGTGAAATCACCCGAAGCTTCTGTAAAAGTGCATGAGGTTTCTGCTATAGATCAATTAGAACAATGGTTAAAGATAAAACATAATTATACAGAGCATACTGTATCAGCGACTATATATGTAAAACCTGATGAGTGGTTTAAGGTGGGACATTTTGTATATGAAAATTTTGATGATGTGGTGGGTATAAGTTTTTTACCTAAAGATGATCATATCTATCAACTTGCTCCCTATGAAGAAATTGATGAAAAAACTTACAATCGATTGAAAGAAGATTTTCCAAAAATAGACTATTCAAAACTTTCCGAATATGAAACAGAAGATTTTACCACAGGAGCCCAGATAGTTGCGTGCAGTGGCGATAGTTGTGAGATTATTTAAATTAACTAAATAATGTAAAAGGGAAAGGAAAAAATGGCAGAATCATTAGGAAAAGATTGGAACACATTGTTTGTTTCACAAATGCATGCAGTAACTGCATTTTTTAAAGATGAACCTGTTGACCCAATATTATATACTGATGGTATATACTCTACAAAATTTCATTTGGCTATGAGTATTTTGACTTGGTCGGAAGACACACTAACTAATAAGGAACAAGTTGAATATAAAAAACAAATTAGGGATGTGGTATGATGAAGTTAAAAAATTAGCAATTCGGTCAATTCGTAAAAAGGAAATTTTAGATGAAAAGGAAGAACTTTATGAAACCCGGTGGGTGTGGTATCACACTTTACTGGTTGTGGAATTGTTCATCATAATTCTTTTATTACTATATATAGCGATATAATCAAAAATGGATTAAATAAATGCAAAATTCAGTACGTCTGGGAAGACAATTAGTTTTAAATAAAGAAAATTGGATTTCTTCACGGATAACAAAAAAACCCTGGAATATTAAATATAATGGTAGTATTCATGGGATGAAAGATGAAGCAGAAACAATTCGTGAAGAGCTTAGTAAGTTTACAGGATTAAATAAAGAAACCTTTCCCTGTAATACTGGATTACCGAAACATAAAGACCTTAAGATATGGTTCGGTGAAAAATTGTTATGGAGCCACACGGAATCTCAAAAATTACCCTCACCCAGAGAGTTAATAGAACAAATCGAATTAGATGACGATAAAGAAACTACATTTAATTGGAAAAAACACTAGAGACAAATTATAAATGCCGACAAATATTGAGTGGGAAGATGGCACAG